AGGTTGTTTTTATAAACGGAAAGCCAACGCAAGAAAAGCTTATAGATAGGCAAAGAAAGCGCGGGGAGTTATACTTTAAGCAGAACGGCATAGAGGGTTAAATTTTGTATAACTTGACAGATACGCAACGAGAAGTATTTAGGGCTTTAGTTAATAACGGCCCTTTCGAACTAAAGAATCTAGCTATAAAGATAGGCAATATTATTGATAGTGGATCTTCTGATATTGAATTCGGCTTCTTTGATTACAACGACGGCTCAACGGCAATTGCACCATTAGATTTAGTCGCTAACACGTGGACGGATGTACCGAATGATGGTAGTGGGCCATTCACCCAGAAATCCTACGCCCCTAGCAGCGTTTCAGAGATACTCGACGAATCAACTGGCTATATTGATATGACTGAACTAAATCTAGGTAGTGAGATAGTTGTCAGGAATGACTTCACTGTCACGCCTCAAACTAACAACTCATTATTAGAAGCTAGGTACTTGTTAGGTTCGGGAGCAGGGCAGTACCCATTACAGTTTTTATCTGAAAGGCTTGATAGCGGTTCAGGTATACCTTACCCAAGAGTTACAAGCTTTGATATATATGTTGGTGATGCAAACACAAGAGATAACCCCGCTAGATTACAGGTAAGATTATCTACTGATGGCACACTGGTAAATGCTGGTTCTTATATAAAAATAAAGGCGGTATTATGAGCATTACAATTTATAGGGATAACGGCGCTAACGCTATATTCATCGAGGACGCTAACGGCGTTCAATTTCTAAATAGTTTGCAGGCGGTCGAGAATGGCACGACTTGCGATATACACGATTTAGCGAAAAATATAGACATAGTGACAGATGCGGCTTTTAGTGATTTTGTAGATCAAAACAATAACCAGTATGGCAGTGACGCGACAGAAACCGCCAACGCACTAAACGCCCTTTTCTCATCGTCAGGCACACCACTAAGTAATGCGCCTGTAATTACATCTAACTTAGCGGTTAATTTAGTCGAGGGTGAGACGCTTAACTATGAGCTAACGGCTGACTATGGCGTGGGTTACGAATGGGATCTTTCAAACGTATCCGGCATAGTTACAGTGGACGGTAATATTAGGAAGCTGGTCGGGGGTAGCTCGCTTGCTGTAGGTAGCTACAACATTCCTGTAAAGGCTATAAACTACAACGGGGAAGATAGCGAAACACTTGTGTTAAATGTTAGTACGCCACCATTTGCCAATACTAAAAGTGTTAGGTTCAATCAGAATGACTGGTTAGGAGCTAACGCTGCTTTGTTGGATTCTGTCCTTGGTAGGGCAGGTAATGGGAGTGGCGGCGGCGATGCGTGGAGTATCGCATTCTGGTTCAAAGCGAGCGGTAGCAGCAACCAAGACCAAACTATTTTTTATTTCGGCTCTAATGACGTTGCTAACGGCAATCACATAAGGATTAAATGGAATGGCGCTAACAATGCCAGAGAGCAACTTATCTTTCAGTATGGAAGCTCGAACAACAACCTAACCCTTAAAACGCCCGTCGGTAGCGTACTAGGTAGCGGCGGGTGGAACCACTTCCTAATTACATACGACGGCGGTACGACTGGTGCAAGTAGCGGAAGCATTAACAACTACTATAACCGTTTTAAAATATTCAAAAACGGCATTCAATTAACCACCATAAACAGCAATAGCAATTACGGGGTTACGTCTGCTTTGAGTGGGCAAAACCTAAGGGTTGGGAGATACAACAACAGCGGATATATGAGAAGTGGATGCAATGTAGATGAATTAGCGATATGGGACAGCGACCAAAGTGCTAACGTTAGCGATATCTATAACGGTGGCGCACCGTTTGATTTGTCCACATTAACAGATAAACCAAAACACTGGTGGCGCATGGGGGATGGTGATACATATCCATTCTTACAAGATAGCGGGACATCTGCTAACTGTATATTTCAAATGTACAACATGACTAGCGCCGATATCGTTAGCGATGTACCTTAAAAAAAGGGGCGTAAAGCCCCTTATTTATCATACCAAGCTATATCGAAAAACATATCAAGTAGCCAGTAAAACATGCTTGAATCGACAATGCCTAAAAAGTATTGGCATTGTAGTTCGGCGATGCTTAAGACAAATTCATCTACGTTGCTAGGTGGCGTTGATATTAGTTCCCAGTTTGGCATGGCTAAGACCCCAAAAGTTCAGGGTTTTCGTAAATGTTGCCGATGACAAATCCAACATGAGAACCTTCATGGTTTTCATCTGAGCAGATTCCAGCGATAGCATGGTCACAAGAATCATCCTCTTCAACAATGAAGCAGCCATCTTTGAATAGTACTGGCTTTGTAATTGTCTCTATGCTTGATTTACATACATACCTCAATACATCCCCTTCGTAAATCTCTACGCCGTTTTTGTCCTTTAAGCCTGTGTATTGCCAGCTTTTTTCGCTAGCGTGGTTCTTACTCATCGGACCGATGAAACCGTCTTCAATGTATCCCCAGTAGTGCCAATTTCCGTCATTATCTCTTTGTCTAAACTTGATTTCTCTCATACCAACTCCTCCCTCACTATGATTTTGTCTATTTCTGAGTATTTAGCCGCGTAGTAAGATGCAGTTCCCGCCCTATCTTTAAGGAAAGCAAATTCATCATTAGAAAACACAGACGTGTAAACTTTATTCCTAATCCATACATAACAAACCGTTTTATACTCCATTTTCTGCATCCTTCATCATTAGGTAGACAATCATTGCTGCGCGTAAAGCTCTAGAGTTATCTGTAAACTCGAAAAGCAAATCAGCGCCACCTTCAATATAAACCTGCGCTTGCCCAACAGCCCCTAAACCATCAACTGCAAACTCGATATCTATTTTATTCTCCACAACAATCGGCCATGCATCGCTTGGGTTGTTGCATGGGTCAAAGTTACGATAAGGCGTTAATCTTACCCAGCTTTCACCCTTTCACTTAAATCTGAATAGTTCACGATTCACCCTCTTTTGTTTGTTTAGACTCTTGAAGTTGCCGTTCGGCCATCTCCAAATAAAGTCTTGAGCCTGGTATATAGAAACCAAACTTGTCGTGCACCAAACTCTGCGCTCTGCAAAAAATTTCCTCTTGGTTACTCAATTGCTCAAGTAACAAATCTGCTTTTGAGTTTAAACCTAAGCATTTGACTGATATGAGAAGCACAGCCACAAGTAAAAACAAAACACAGACTGACAAAACGATAACGGCATAAATCATGATTCACCTCCATTGCCACTATTCAATTGGTTGTCAATAAGCATTAACCGTTTGATGGCTTCCTTCATATCAGGCTGCATGATTATGCTTCTAATATCCCTTTCACTTAAATCTGAATGGTTCACAACTTACCCTCAACTTGTTCTTGTTGCTTCAAATACGGAATGTACTCATCTTTAACCGAATAAACGTGCTCGATATCGCCAGATGCAGATATTACATCTCTACGGATCAAATTATCGGTAAGGACTAATTGCCTAATAATTTCTCTCGCGCCCGGTCGCATGACTAGAATTCTAATATCACTTTCACTTAAGTTTGAATAGTTCACAACTTACCTTCCCATTTTTCCCGTAGTTTAGCGAGTCTTTGCGCTTCGACTCGTTTGCGTTCTTCTTTTACTTTTCTTGCCGCAAGCGCAATCTTGCGCTCACGTTCTAGTCTTTGCTCGTAGGTCACTTTATAACTCCCGTTTGTTTTGACCCCTTAAAACTAACACAAGTTATCGCCTTAACAACTCCGACCAGTTGCGTATCGTTATCCTATGCGGTAACATAGCAAAAAATAACCGTTTAAATGGCTATGACTAAGCAACTCGTAACGATTGTTAACAAGGTGAATAACGCAGCAATTCGACGCATCAAGAACGATCGCGGCGATTTGGTGTATGTTGTTCCTTCCTATACATTACCCGATAATGTGGTAATGAATAACCTGCTTTATCCGGGCGAAGAGATAGCCAACGGCTACACGTCACTGGAAGATACACCAGCACCCGCCGCGCACCCTATGGACGCGCAAGGCAACTACATTACAGCAAACAGCCCTGACGGGATTCTTTACTACCAATGTGGGATATTCAATAAGAATGTACAGCGCGTTGAGTGTAACGAGTATGGGCATCGCGTCTATGTTGAAAAGCATATCCATGTTGAAACCGCTATGCAAAGCGATCGAGGCCGACGGATTATTGACGCTATCGACAAGGGCGAACCTATTCACACATCGACGGGCGTACTACTTGATAAAGTTAATGAAAAAGGCGTATCACCAAACGGCAAGGCGTACGAGGCTAAAGCCATTAATCTTATGTTCGACCATGACGCTATATTGTTAGATGAAGAAGGCGCAGCAACGCCAAGTGATGGCGTAGGGTTGCTGGTTAACTCAAACCTATTCACGCACGTACAACGCGAAGGTCAACAATTAACTGTCAATACCGCGTCACTGAATGCTAATCAATCGTTTAATGATTTGCGCGAAACATTGCAAGTTAATATACAAGATAAGTTCGGCGATAATGACAAGCGTGTATGGTTGTGTGACTTTGGCGACGACTACGCCGTATTCGAAGACGGGCAAACGTCTTACATGGTGTCATACAATCGAAACGGTGAAAGCGTAACAATTGATAACCAGCTTGAAGAAGTGAAGCGCAAAACCATGTGGGAGCGCATTTCTTCGGGTGTAAAAAGTGTTCTAACCAGTCCGTTTACGGGCTTAACTTCCAACAAAGAGGGCGACGACATGGCATTTAAAGACATGTTAAAAAAACGTCTTGGCGATAAGTATGAAGAAAACATGTCAGATGAAGACATGATGAACGCATACGACAAGATGATGAAAGCGAATGCCGCCGATGAAACTGCAACGAATGGCGAGCAAGACGCGCCTCAAGTTGAAGTTAATCAAGCGGATATTCAGGAAATGGTTCAAGCGGCAGTGCAAACTGCGCTACAGGCTAACGCCAATGAAGCCCAAAAGGCTGAAAAGGCGGCGATTGTAGAAAAGCTTGAAACTAATGGCATTAAGCTAGAAGAAAGTGAAGTTAAAGCGCTTAGCGTTAATTCATTGCAATCTATGCTTGATAAGAGCAACCCTAAAGCGCCAGCTTACGGTCTGTCAGGTTCGCAAGGTTTACAAGCGAACAGTAATGAAGACCTAGCAGACACTTTACCTGAATAAGAGGACTGGAAAATGTCAAATACAGTTTACATCGCACCAGCGGAATGCAAGCCAGATGTGACGGAGCTAACCGCATCCGCGTCTATCTTGCCTCGCCAAGTGCTAGTTGAATCAAGCGGTCAGTTCGCGTTAGCGGGCGCTGACCAAGGCGGCATTGTTTACTTTGCGCTAGAAGATATTCTTGGTGAAGTAACCGACGCATACGCAGTTGATGCAACCGCTCAAGGTGCGCGCCCTAAATCTGGCGAGTACTACGAATTGGCGCTTGCGGCATCACAAACAATCACCAAAGATGATGCGCTCACTACTGACGCATCGGGCAACCTAGTTGCACTTGGTGCTGGCTCAAACCCAATCGCATACGCTGATGAAGCCGTAACCACTACTGGTAGCGCTGGTTCAATCCGCGTTTACGTGAAATAAGGAGCGTTAAAAATGAGCTTATTTCTTGATAAGAAAATCATTGCTGAATCTCGCAACGCGAAAATGCAGCATGATCAAATCGTTAGCAACCGCAAAATGTTTGCTAATCGTGAGGACTCGCTAGTACAAGAAGCGGTTCACGCTGGCTTGCAAGTCAACGCTGGTCGAGTACCACAAGATACTTACCGCGAGTTTGACCGCACCATCAAGCGTGTAATGGCGGGCGATGAAGGTTCAGCGGTTGTGTCGTTGCTGCCAACTCGTTCAATCCCTGTAGGTAAGATTGTTGCTGAATATGGCCGCGCTAGTGATTCAGGTTCAGCGCAAGCGAGCATTTCAGGCCGACAAGCGCACAAGCTAGACCGCGCAGCGTACAGCTATGACGGTGCGCTAGTGTTGGTGCACGATGACAGCTTTGGGCGTAAATGGCGTGAAGTTGAGTCGATGCGTTCTGAGGACTTCGACGCGCTACAAGATGACCAAGCTAACTGTGTTCGTGCAGTTCGCCGCAGCATCTACAACCATGTGTTTGATGGTGTAGCTAACGTTGAGTACAAAGATGCGCAAGCGTACGGCATGAAAAACAGCCCTAACACGCAATCGCTAGATCTTGGCGCTTCTGGTGTTAATGTTGACCTAACCGATGAAAATGCTACTTTTGCAGACTTTGAAAGCGCGATTGTTGCAACACTTCAATCACTACAAGGCTCAGCGAATAACGTTGAGATGGATATCACATTCGCATTCAGCGCGGATATCTGGTTCAACTCGTTACGCACTGGCACAACTGATACGAATTTCACTACAATCCTTGAAGCGTGTCGACGCATTCCGGGTGTAGCGAATATCGTTAAAACTAACGGCTCGCAACTTTCTGGCAACGAGTACTTGGCATGGGCTAACTCTGATGAATACATCCAACTTCAAGTTGGCATGGCTGTTAACACTCAGCCTGTTGTTCGTCAGATGTATAACGACCCGTACAACTATGTTACCTGGGGCGCTGCTGGCTTGCTTATCAAAGCTGATACGGCTGGCCGCTCTGGCGTACAGTACGCGCGTGCAATCACATAATGAAGTGTGAAGTGGTAGGGCGTGTTTTTGGTGCTGGCGGGAAACTGATTCCCGTTGGCACTAAAGTTGAGTCTAAATCGGCCGATGGTGTATTACTTCGAGAAATCGAAGTTGCAACACCTAAGAAACAGACGACACGCAAACCAAAAACCGACCAAGCCGAAAAGTAAAAGAAACCCGCCTTAGTGCGGGTTTTTTATTTCCCTAAAAAATATAGTACACTAACCCTACGAAACAAATCCGACCAGTTAAGTGATAGGGGTAATAAGCAGTGGCGGTTATTCTCAACAACGCAAAAATTAAAACGCTGTTACCAAGCGCTACAGACGACCAAATCGGATTGTATGAAGGTATATTCGACGATGCCGAACAATGCCTGTCTAATTACTCGCAAAATACGCAAGAGTTAGTAACGTCTTTAGCAGTGGCGCACATGATTGAATTCACGGAAACGGGCGCTGTCACAAGCGAAACCACTAGACAAGGCGCAAGCGCTTCTTATGCGTTTGTGGGTAAGGGTTTGGAGGGTACGCGATACGGCTCACAACTCGCATCTATCCCCGCTGGTCAGTGTATTATTGGTATATTTTCGCAACCGCTGAGATTCGCTAGGGGCATTACGCCATGTCGCTAGCAACACGCCACATGAAAGACACCGTCACAGTATGGACAAAGACTGGCTATGACGAAAATGACGTATACGCCGACGAATCATACAACGCACCTTTACATGTTAAGTGTGAATACATGACGGGCGGGACAATGCAACGTGATAATGAAAGCGTGGAGTTTCAGCCTAGCTCAACCATTTATAGCGTTGTTAGCATTCCATTTGGTGCGCGTGTGTTGTTTGGCGCTCATAATGACGCGACACCGCCTAGCAATGCTGAGATTGTGAGAAAACAAGGCTTTGGTACTGCGTTGCGCGGCCAAACTGAATATGAAGCATTTACGGGGTGATTTATGGCATCTGGAACATCTAAATTAGATAGAACAACATTCGACATTATACAGTCCTATTTAGCGAATAATGGGTATGAAGATGCGGCAGGACGCATGGTTGTCATGGCCGCTGAATTCAGGGGTTGCTTTTCTACTAGGCAAATGAACATAAATACACACAACCATTTTACTCGGGCGCAAGTTCAGCGCTTGGTAGATGAATCTATCGAGAAGATTAAATAATGCCATTCAAAAAAGGCAAATCCCCCGCAGATGTGGCTAGACGCATAAATAAAGCGCTTACTGAGGATTTACCCAAGGATATTGAGCGTGGACTGTTTGACATGTACACCACATTGAGCGGTCATGCTGACTTTTATACGCCGCTCGATACGGGTGCGTTGCGTAACTCTAAGAGTTACAGAATCAGGCAAAACGGCGATAAGTGGGTTATGACGTATGGCTATTACACGGATTACGCGGCGGCGTTGCATGAGCGCACCGACTGGACGCCTAAACCGCCCGGTACGCCCGGCAAGCCAAATGGTGGCTATAACCCTGATGCGGAATCTAACTGGATGAATATCGCTTGGAATGAAGTGGGCGACGATGCGGTTAAAAACTTTGCGAGAATGATAGAGCCTAAATAATGAATATCAGACATTCAGACGAAATACGAAACTTCATACAGTCTAACGCGCTACCAGATTATAAGCCTACTTTTGAGTGGGACGAATCAAAAGCGCCGTTTACGCTGGATGAGCCTGTAATTTATTGCCACCAAGAAGGTATGCCCGTCGATGGTTTTGTGCTTCAAGTATCTGTTACTGTCTACATGTTTAGCAAGCCCGACCCAACTAATAGCGAAATAGACGCACTGTTTAGTGATGCGGTATCAGCGCTTGAATACGCAAAAGCTAACTTTAATGTCACTGACGGAATACGCACAAAAATAACGCAGAGCTTGATGGGCGAGTACAGGACAGGGCAAAACAGGCGGTATTTTACATTCCAATTGTTGTGTTATTCGGCTGAGACGGAATAACAACTCCGACCAGTTGTTTACAGCTTGACAAGATAGGTTTATTATATCAGTTAACTTTTTAAGAGGGCTTTATTATGTCAGTACCGGGCGGCTGGGTAGGCCGAGCAGTTAAAATTACATCATTCGGCGGCGCTACACTTGCAGGTGTATTGACCAAAGATTTCTCAATCGCAATCAGTAACCTTGATGCCTCGGACGATACATCAGGGCCAAACGCTGAGTATTTATCAGAGCCGGGCAGAATTGATGAAACCGTATCTATTAGCGGTATATCAAAGAATCTTGACTTGCTTTATTCGATCAAGACGAACATCGCTAATGGTCAGAATATCTACGCGACCACAATCACATTCCCAGATGGTACAACCACACCGTCAACATGGACTGGCGATCTAGTTGTTAACTCGTTTAACCTTGGTAATCCACACCAAGAACTTGGCACGTATGAATTTGAAGGTGCATTCTCTGGTGCGTCAACATTTACTCCGGCGACTTAATTTATGTTTGGTAGAACAGCAAAACTAAAATGGCAAGGCAAAGAATACAGCCTTGTCATTAATATGGATGGCGTGGTTGAAGATTTAGATAACCAGATTAATATTTTGGCGGCTGCAATTGAACTAGATAAAGGCGGCATCCCCAAGGTTACGCTAGTGTCTAAGATGTACGCGATTATGTTAAGTCACGCTGGTGCTGATGTGACAAAGGATCAGGTTTATGAATCAATCATGTCAAACCCAGCCGATAGCTCTGAACTAGTTAATGCCGCTAGATTCGCATTGCAGCTATGCTTTCCGCCTATAGAGGAAGGTATAAAAGGCTCATCTAAAAAAAAGCCCAAGGAATAGACAGATACCCGTATAGAGAGCTTATAGATTCTTGTTACGAGCTAGGTCTAAACCCTAGCGAAATACGGAGTATGTCACCATTTGAGCTTGGTAAATGGTTTAACGTTAACAGGCCGAAACAAGTTATATCCGGCATGACAGAAGACCAAGTGAATATGCTTGTTGATAT